GCAAGAGTGAAAGTGTTAGTCATAGCGGGCCTTTCAAGTATTTTGGCGGGCCTATAGAAGAGGGGAGGGACCCGGCCCGCCTAGGTAGGTCCCTCCCCGGTCAGACGACACACTGTGGTGTGTCAAGTCCTTAATCCAGGAAAACCCCGGAGATCCAATCGAATAGGCGGCGAGCGCCCATCTTCAGGAACGTGAATCGAACTGGGAATCCGGTGAATCCGTCTACGCTCATGTCGATAGAGTCGTCACCACGGATTGACGCCTTCGGGGCGTGGAATCCGATCGATGCCTGACCATCAACGATGACCATGAGAACAGCCTTCTCAACGGGTGTGAACGATCCGTCCACACCGAATACCCCTGCGGTACTGGCTGCGTCGGGGCCGTAGAACAGTTCCAGGTTCTTCTTGTCGAACTGTTCGAGCTTCACCGTCACGAAGTCGACTCGGGGGTCGCCCGATAGCGTTTCGCGAAGCGCCTTGTTCTGCCAGGTGCCCTTGACCTCGGTGTCGCCGCCGTCCTTGCCAAACTCCGGGAGATCATCCCGAGAGGTGTGGCCGGTCATAACCCAGCCGTTGGCTGCGGTGACAGCGGTAACCGTGGCGGTAGAAGCGGTTAGTGTGAGAGTCTGTCCCAGCTTGGCGCCAACCCACGTGACATTCAATCCGTCTGCCAGAGTGTCTGTGGGATCAGTAGACCCGACCACCAGCACGTTACCTACACCCACCGTGGACAATCCCTCTAGCGCCGTCTGAACGGCTGCGGCTGTGGATGTAGTGGGTAGGGACGCGGTGACCTGCGCCCCTACTGTCAGAGTGGAGGCTGTAGATGCCTCTACCTTCTGGGTCTGAGCACCGAAGGTGACCGGGTCGAACGCGTCGATCTCGGCAGGGCTGGGTGCTGCCGCACCCACGGAGTTGGTGTAGACGTAGCCTACGGCAGCTGTGATAACGGCGTCATCATCAAGAGCCATTGTTTCCTCAATTTCTAAGTGGCCGTAGGCCGAATTGGATTAGCCCTTGGACGCGCCAGGTGTCCGTCATCGGAGAGTCAAACTGGGTGGCGCCCATGGTTTCTTTGATCGAATGCAGGTACCCGTGGGCTGTCTGGGTCTGCTTCTGCACGGCGTCATAGAGGACATCGAGTACGGCCTCATACAGCTCGTGCGTCTCGTCCACCCCGACGTTCCCGTATACCGTCAGCTCAACTACCGGTAACCCCAACTTGTTTGGGTGTGTACCGTGGCGAGCGCCGCCTATACGGCGAACGTTGATGAGGGGGAAGGTGCGGAAGTCGACGTTGGGTACCCATGAATCGATCAGGGCATCCGGGAATGCGGTCTTTAAAAGCTCTATTACGACGTCTTGTACTAGTGGTAGCGAGGGCATTACTTACGCCCCCGTCTGGGTCCTGACTTGGGTGCGGCGTCTAGGCCAGCACCGGTAGACAGGATGTACAGACCCGGAACGTACTGGGGGTGATCCTTGTCTTTGTACTTACCCTCTACCCAGTGACCGAACTCAATAGACAACGCGGCCTCGTCAACTAGGTTCACGAACCAGTCGACGTCGCCTTCGGTGCGGGTGATGTGCGCGGCGCCTGTGTCGTGGTGCATCGCCAACCGACGTTCGGCGTTCTTTTCCACTCTGCGGGCTGCGTCACCTACCTCGGAGTGAACACCTTCGAGGTGTGAGACCACACGGTTCATATCCTTTTCACCGATGAGTCTTACGGACATCAAGACCTCTGCATCAAATACTCGATGTGAGCTGTACGAGGTGATCCCATGTACCTCTGGGGGATTCCGAAGATCCCGTACTTCTTGCCCTCCCAGTAGATCTGGGATTGCATGCCCAAGATCCCGTGTTCGTTGTCGAACGACCGAGGGAACCGGATGCGGTAGAAGACTTCTGACTCAAACCCTTCGTTGTCCTGCTCGGCACGTCGGGCCGAAGTTCCAGACGAGGAGGCAACCTGGATACGGGCGGGTGTTTCGATACCCGTGTCGGATGCCTTAGTGGTTGTGTTCTGGTGCCGGTTGACTACATCGACTTGCGGGTGGACAACGACTTCCGCGTTCATCACTTCTAGCTGGCTCATAGGTCGTACCAGAACTCGGGGGAGGGCCGACCGAACATCTCGGGGTTTGACCACGGGGTGGGCAGCTTCGGGGCTATCAAGAACACCGCTGAACCCACGCCGAGTAGTGCCCACTCGTTGTCTAGGATTTCCAGCTCACCTGTGGCTGTCTTCCAGTTGATCTGATATGAGTAGTTCCCGTCAGTTTCTCCGGTGTACGCGTTCGGGTTTCGCACCAATCGAACGACCGCGTTGGCCTCGATCATCTTGACTATCTCGACGTCGATTGTTTCGTCATCGATAAGGTCGTCCAGATCGGGCACACGGGCTCTAATAAGAAGCTCCGCGTCGTTCAGACGTGTGTTGACTAACGTCGCCTCTTCGTCGCTTAGCTCCCGTCCCAGACGATTTGATACGTCAGTACTGTTGGCGTATGCCATATCTCACCTCAATTCGGGGAGCCCCCGCAGGGAGCCCGAAGGCTCCCCTTGGGGGTATCGACTAGACCAGTACGACGCTGGTGCTACCACCGGTCAGGCCGGTGCCGTCGATAGACAACAGACCCGGAACGGTCACGGTGTAAGGGCCACCGTTGGAACCGGTTACGGTCACGTTGTCGGTGGTGTAACCGTCGTCCAGCGCGACGATCGCGGACTTCACAGCGGAATTCGCTGCGTTGTACGCAATGTTGGCCGTGGTCTTACCGTTCAGCGTCAGGGTGAAGTTGCCCGAAGACGGGCTACCCAGCGTCACGGTGTAGGTCGAAGGACCGTGCGTGAACTTGACGAACGCTTCCTTGTCGCCGAGCACCCAGCCGAAGGTGACTTCGATCAGGATGGCGAGCTGGTTGGTCTGCCACATCGAGTACGTGTTCGTACCGTCAGAGATAGACGCGGTATCGGTCATCTTCACGCGGATCTGGTCAGCGAACCCGTAGCGCAGCTGCGAGTAATCGCCACCGAAGACGCGGATACCGGAGTCGGTAGCCGCACCCAGATCGCCACCAACAGCGCGCCCGAACTGCGCCGGGAGACCCAAGACGTCGCCGCCTCGGGCTGCCAGGTTGATTCGGGCCGGATCGATGTTGCCGTTGTTGTCGCGCCAGGCGCCTTCACGGACCAGGGTCGAACGGTACCGGGGGTCAACCGCCCAGCCGTCGAACTCGTTGTTCGAGTTCGCGCTCACCAGGTCGTAGCCGTCGATAAGACCGCTGTAGACGTCGCCCGCCGTCAGGTTCTTGACGTTGGTGGTGTTGGCGATGACGTTGGCGGTGTCGATGCCCTGTAGAGCCGAACCGGTCAACGGGCTCTTACCGTGGAACACGGCGAGGTCGATACCACGACCGATCGCGTACGCGAGGTCACCCTGGAGCTGGGTGTACAGGCCCTTGGGGTTAGTCCGCGCGAACTCTTCCGAGACGGTAACGATGGTCGCCAGCTTGATCGGCGCGAACGACCGGGTGTCCCAGGCCGTACCGCTCAGGGGCTTGACGCCACCTTCTCGCTGCTCGTTGGAAGTACCGACGCCGACCTGACCGACCTCGGGACGCTTGACGGTCGTCGGAATTACGGTGTCGCCGTAGCCAACCGGGATGGTCTGACCCATCTTCAGGACAAGCGAGGTTTCCTGCGCCTTGTCGAAGATGGGACCAACCAGTTCCTTAGGAAGAAGATCCGAAGGGACGTGGGCCAACCGGCCCTGGTGGTTGACGTCTGGCGTATTCGGTGCCAGCTCGTTCAAAGTAGCCACAGGGGCTCCTTACTTGGTTAGTTGGTTAGTCATGAATGCGCCGAACTGCGCGCCGACGTCCTGCGCCAGCTGGTCCCCGGACTGGCCTTGAGACCGGTCGTAGGCGGGCGATGCGCTCGTCTGAATTGCAAAGAGCGACGTCAGTTCTGCTGCATGTTTTGTCAGGTCGTCTTCCGAAACCCCTTGCAACGTCTTCGCAAAAGAGAAGTACTTCTTGTTGTCTTCAGGGGCGAGTGCCTTTACAGCCGTAACCAACTTGTCGAAGTCGGTTTGAATCGAGGCACTAGCGCTGACCGCCTGGGTCTTTTCGGCAGTGAGAGAAGCAACTTGCTCCTGTGCTGCCGAAAGTGCTGTCTTGGCCTCTCGGAGTTGGACGCGGGTGTTGGCCGCTTCCTGGTTGGCAGATGTGATCTGCTGACGTGCCCAGTCGGGAAGCTCGTCTTCTTTAGACGACTTCTGAACGGGCGGTGTCGGCTTCGGTGCCTCGGGGGTGGGGGCTTCCGGGCTCGGAGTGACGGTTTCTGACATGTAAGTGCCTCCTGGGCATGAAAAAAGCGCCCACCTGGGGCGCTTGGATGTGACGGGCCGACGAAGTGCTAGGCGACGAACGCGAAGTCTTCGGCTTTGATATCGCCGCGAGATAGCTTGCGGCGCAGGGCGTTAATCACGTCGTCGTTCAACGTGATCGGTTTACCCTTGTTCTTCCCTGACGTGTACACACGACCGGGCTGTTCTTCTCGGAGCTTTAGGGCTTCGTCTGTAGCTTCTGCCCAAGCCTTTTCGGCTTTTCGCTGAGCAGACTTTCCGGCCCAAAGCTCTTTCTTGAATACCGGTACGACCTTGCAGTCACATCCGGTATGCCACTGCTCCATGTAGTCGGAGATGTCTTCCCCGTTCAGGTGCATCTCCACGGCGCTCAGGTGATCCAGGTCCAAACCCGCTGTAACAGCGTCCATGTAGACCGGACCACGGGATATCAGCATCAGGCACCAGGCGCAGGTCTCACGACCCGTGGCGACACGCGCCCAACCCTGTACACGCTTGGACTTGCTGCGTAGGTTTTCCTCCGCAACATCCACATCAGATTCGACGGCTTGGATTATCTGGCGTCGGGCTCCGTTCTCAACAGAACGGACCGCACGTAACGCCATGTGCTCCACCGCATCGCGGCTAGATCGAATCTCCATCAGATCCTGCCGCACCGGCTCCAGGTCGAATACAAAGTCTGAAAACTCGTAGTTCTCGATGAACCGATCGTGGCGAGGAAGATCCGGGAAGTGAACCGAGCGCTGGTAGTCGTAGAACTCTCGACCTAGTACTGCTGCGTCCCAACGGCCTTGTTGTACAACCGGGAACAACAACTGAAGAGACCTAGTCCAGTGGGTCAGGGAAAGCGATTGTCCTGCCGCAATTATGAACTGAGAGAACGACTCTACGTACTTGGCTACCGCTGAGGAGATGGCTAGTAGTGCCGCCGCGTACTCCTCCGGGCTCACTTGCTATTACCGGCCTTGGCGGCTGGCTTAGGATCAGGCTTGGGGGTAGCGTCCGCTACTGCCTTGGTCTGGCTGTAGAGGTCGCTTAGTAACGTCGTACGTTCCTCTTTATCCCATTCCTGCATATTCTCGCGCTGAGTCTGGGTGTACCCCATGTCCCTGCGAGCCTGCTCCTTCGGAATGACTCCAGTACCGTTGGCGTACAGCTTGGTCGCCGCGTCCGCCTTGGCGGCGTACGTAGGTGTCGACGGGTCACGCCACACGGTCTCCAGACGGTTGTACTCTTCAGGGACCTTCTTACCCATGACCTTTGTGGCGATGCGCATC